CTTTAACCAACTAAGCTACACCCACCATATCAAAGAGGCATATGAGTGCGGTCTTCTCCCTACTTAGCTCTCCGCATCAGAGAGTACCTCTTTATCATATCTACCCTGCTACATGGACTATCCGCGTTTATGGCCAACTCTATCCATCTTGCACCGCTTCAACCATACCCCTCGATATGACTTTTGGAGTGGGTAACGGGATTCGAACCCGCGACCTTCTGAATGGCAATCAGATACTCTACCAACTGAGCTACACCCACATATGGTATCTCCGTAGCCAGCGCAGGTCCAGTGCGCTTGTGCCTCACTTTCCTAACCTACTCCCAATATTTGCGGGTATCAACGGCGAAAGAACTTTTCTATCTATATTGGCAAATGGAACCAACTACGGAGAGTGGTGCGCACTACTGGATTCGAACCAGTGACCCCCTGCTTGTAAGGCAGATGCTCTAACCAGCTGAGCTAAGCGCGCAAATTATAGGCTGTTTATCAAATTCCATTTACCTCTGCTTCTGGTATGCTTGTAATCCCCTTTATTATGTTGAGCACTTTAGGTCTCAACCTTTTGGACTCAAACCTTTATCGGGCAAACTTCGAGGCACCTATATGGAGCCCCGAGTCGGATTCGAACCGACGACCTTTTGATTACTAATCAAATGCTCTGGCCAACTGAGCTATCGGGGCATATTCTCCTACGAGAATCTAGAATCGTAATAACTGCCTGGAGTATAACAGAGGGGTTTTAATTTCAATGCAACTCCTACATTCAAGATGTAGTGAGGAACAGCACAACCTGCATGACACATTTACTTTCACGCCACTATCCCGCCCCTAAAGACGCTGGCGGAGGAGACAGGACTCGAACCTGCACGCCCTTGCGGACGAACGGTTTTCTAGACCGTGGCAGTACCAATTATGCTTACTCCTCCATATAATGCGACACTTACTGGCGGCCGCAAGCCCTTGGCGTTAGATGCCTGCGTGATGCACCGGGTGAGCTTCTTAGGCGTCCGGGTTACCTACTCTGGCATATGACCTCCATTTTGGCGTGCTCTTTCCTACCTACACTATACATCACTAAGCAAATTGTACTTCTCTGCTCTTGGCGGACGTGGCTGGATTCGAACCAGCGGACCCCTTACGAGGTCGGCTCCTTAGCAGGGAGCTGGATTAAGCCTCTCTCCCACACGTCCATATGAGTAAGATTGCTCTTACTCTTTATCTTCTTTTTCCAGAAGATTTATAAAATCCCAAAAAGATAATTTAGGAATAGTTGTATTGAAAGCATATTCTACATCTTCTGCATATAATTTTTTCATCATATCATTATATACTTTAGTTAGTAATTGCTCATTGAATTTAGGAATACAATACTTAAAATTTCGATACCAATAACGGCATCCCTCTAAACTTTTTTCAAGACCTTTTTGATGGGTATATGCTTCGTAAAAGAAAATATATTGACAGATTAAATTTTCATATCCATACACTTCAATAATAGAAGGATGAACACCGTTCGATAAAGCAATTTCAAGAGCATGAACTAAATTATACCCAAGACCATAATTCTCGGTATATTTAAACTCACCATTATTTTTACGAGTAATAGAATTTCCATCGAATAATTCAGTTGTAATCGGCTTAGGAAATTCAAATAATTGAGTCTCATTTTTTCGTCGCTCTAATTCTGCACAAACTAATCGACAAGCTAAATTAAATCCAATATCTTCTGAATAATAATGATCAGAAATGAATCTAATATTATAATTTTTCAGAAAATCCAATCGATAAATTTTTCCATGAATTTTATTATGCGCTGGACCAACATAGCCTATTTGACGAGTATCAGAAATACCTTCTCGACCACATGAAAATACTTTAATATCTGGATGACGCAAAACCAAATCCATTAGCTGAATAAAATGAGTTGGAAAAGATAATACATCTCCTGCATCCAAAAACATAACATATTCAGTATCACTATGGTCTAAACCATATTGTCTTGCTTGACCTGGTCCTGAATTTTCAGATAATCGAAATAAAGTTATATCTACAAATGAAGTAAATAATTGAGGAATGTCATCATAGTTCACTTCGGTAGAACAATCATCAACTATGATAACTTTAATGCCCCAATCAAGGACAGTCTATGCGATTTCACCAATAGATAACAGAGTCGAAATTAAGCCTGCTCGATTATTATAAACAGGAATAATAATTGATAAATCTTGCATTATATTCCTCCGAAATTTTTCATTAGAAATAGCAGAGTAAAAAACAAACTCACCCGAGCCTAGATGTAAAAACTCTCTGCTATATAGTAGTTTTTGTTTCTATATATTTCGAGATATATAGAAAAGGATACGTTTCCGGCAGCCACATCGCGCTGTATATTTTTTATGAGGAGGCATAAAATGAAAAACACAATGACAAAAGTACCACAGAAAGGAAACCAATGATGTGGATCTCCTGATGCCGGTCTTGACGATAGGGTTTTGATTATATAGTCTCCTATCCGACTATTGGTGGGCCAGGGCGGGATTGAACCGCCGACACGTGGATTTTCAGTCCACTGCTACTACCTGCTGAGCTACCGGCCCATATACAAGACACATTGTTTGTTTTGCAAAATGTTGGACTCGAACCAACGACCTATTGTTTATCAGACAATTGCTCACCCATCTGAGCTAATCTCGCTACAAAGCTATTTGCTGTGAGTGTCTTTATGAACACAAACGAAAGGAGAATCATTATGATTCTGGTTGCGTGGGGTCGGACTCGAACCGACAATCTCTAGCTTATGAGGCTAGTGAGTTACCATTTCTCTACCCCGCAATGGGTGCAGCCGGAGGATTCGAACCTCGTATCCAGGTTATGAGCCTAGTGTCCTACCATTAGACGACCACTGCAATATCTAAGGGGGAGTTTTTTCCGGTCGGAGCCCCCACGACCGCACATGAAAGGAAATGAACCGCAAAGTAGCGGGTGGCAAAGCGGAGAATATTTTATCGCAACAGTTTGCAACCCATTTTGAGAACTTCTCTTTGGCTATCCAGTACCAACGCGTATGACTGGCGCTTCTGGTCCCTCGAGCTGGACTCGAACCAGCGACATCCCGGGTATGAACCGAGTGCTCTACCAGCTGAGCTATCGAGGGATATTGACTAGGTACAGTCCTGCGTTTCCTGTTTTAAGCCTGACTAACTATTCTAAGGGGGCAGTCCCTTGAATTCCAAAAATCCAGGAGCCTAGTCATCTGGTAAGTAGAGAAACTGTTCTTGAAACCTCATGCATTTTTTACAAGGCTTTCAGTTTTTTATAGTCCGGACTGGGTTAGCTCAATCCCTCTACAATGGCGACACCTACGGGACTTGAACCCGTGACCTCCGGCGTGACAGGCCGGCGTTCTAACCAACTGAACTAAGGTGCCAAATAAATGATGTTGGACAGCTATCCTTTAATATGCTCTTAAGCCCTAGGGTCATATCAACACCCAAAGCAGTTTCACCACCAAAACTTGCTACTTAAAAAAGCGATTCTTTCGTCTCCTCTTCCACGCCCAGGTTTTCCGCTACGAGGTACTGGGAACATACCTTATGGCAGCTTCGACGGGGATCGAACCCGCGATCTTCAGTGTGACAGACTGACGAGCACTCCACTGCTCCACGAAGCTATATTAGTAAGTTTACTTTGCTTCCTTATATAGCGTTTTCCACTAAGCCACATATCTAAGGCATCAGTATTGCTCTGCGTATCCCTAGCCGGTGGTAGTTTAACTTACAAATCCATGTTAACGCTTTTACATAAAGCGGCCAAGCCGCATGGTGACCCCGCCGGGATTCGAACCCGGATTATCGGCGTGAGAGGCCGACCTCCTAAACCGTTAGAGGACGGGGCCATATGTGGCGCCGGTTGCCAGCGCCTTTGGGTGGACCAGGGTCTTTCGACCAGCCCAGGATTGCAGATGATATTCGCGACTATCATTTTAACGGGCCTGCTCATTTGTTTTTCTCGCCCGGTTGGTTATAGGTAACACTCTTAAACCACCGCTTTACGTCCCTTACTCGTGCTGCGGCCGCACGCAACCTGTATTTCTTAGCCCAGTTTAGGCAAAGGTTTCGCCCCGGTATTTCCAGTTTTTTCTGGTTTTCCTTCTCCTGGTGGCTTACCATCTGGTGATCCCACGGAGGCTCGAACTCCGATTTCCACCTTGAAAGGGTGGTGTCCTATGCCGGTTAGACGATGGGACCATTATTCTTCATAAAGATAACGAGGGTCTTCCATAGCATCATTCCATCCCTGGATTTCTGCCAGTTCATCAGATTGAATCTGAGTAGTGAAATCATCAAACATATTTCATTTACCTCTCTTTCTTTATCTTACATAAATATTATAACATATTTTTTTATAAAAATCAAGAAAGATTTTTTAGTTAGAATTGGCGCTAGCAACCAATATTGACGGCATCTTAGGTACCGACGCATAATGAAGACCATGCATTGAAGCCTACAACTGTTGTACTCGCACCGTTGTCGCGCCTGGTGTATTCTTGTCGATCCCACCTAGGAACCAGGCTCACCGTGAGCCAATGGTGGATCATATCGGATTCGAACCGATCTGATATCCTGTCTGCCAGACAGGTGGCCACCCCAAGCAGCCCCATAACCCATATAAAAGTGATTTTCAAGCAACGAGTAAAATCACAACCCCGTTGCGGCCAGTAGAGTTGTCAGCGGTACTCTGCCCATGGCGCTTCCCCGTAAGTACTAGGTCTTTAACTTATACCCGCAGTGACGGTACCTACTCAAACATCTGCGGTGCTGGTGGGGATAGTGGGACTCGAACCCACACGACCTCTCGGCCATCAGATTTTGAGTCTGACACGTCTACCGATTCCATCATATCCCCATGTGGCGGATTTTGATCCGAATTCCGCGAACTCTCATTCAAGAAAAACGCATTTCAGGGTGTGCACCCCCATCCGCAGCATCACGGGTCCGGTTTCCATTTCTGGCTGAAGCCGATAACAAATAAATTACCCTCTATTCTTAGCACCCGATGTGGGCCGTTTGCCTCTCTCGGCGGGCAACCTGCGAAAGTGTTTCTGGTTGACACATAACCTCCCAGTTTCGTTCAGAAGTTTTAGTTTTAGTCCAAACTTCTAAGCCAACACCCCTGCGAAAAATACTTGTAAATGACCAAACAACTTTAAGCCCAGTTTATAACAGAGTTATTGTCGTTATCCATAATCATAATAATAACCCCTCACCGGATAACTGGTTATAAAAAAACCGGAGATTTCCCATACTGGATTCGAACCAGTATCACACCTATTACTTCGTGCGTTCTGCCATTAAACTAATGGGACTTTCATCTACATATGTGTTCCTTATGGGACTCGAACCCACATCTCTTGCCCTCAAGCCATTCTCCCTACTTAAACTAAAGGAACTATGGTGGACCCAACCGGATTCGAACCGGTAACCCCCTGCTTGCAAGGCAGGCGCTCTCCCAGTTGGAGCTATGAGCCCAAATATCGCAACTTATTTATGTTCTGATGGAGTTGCCAACCACCCAGACTTTCAATTAGTAGCCGATAATCTAAAAGAACTGCTCGGTTCCACGAGCGTGTGGTGAGGATAGAGGGACTCGAACCCGTCACCCCTTGCGGGACCGGAGCCTAAATCCGGCGCGTCTACCAATTCCGCCATATCCCCAAATGAGTGCCCCACGAGTTTTATTATACTCTCGACTCTGGGGCCGTAATTGAGAGTGCCATGGCTTATATTTACGAGAAACTACATGGCTGAAACCTCGGTGGTCCATATTTAGGGAGTACCACAGGCCCGAGTATTATTTTTTGAAAAGGTCTTAATACTTGACCTCTTGGCGAACGGTGAGGGACTTGAACCCCCGACAGGTAGGTTAACAGCCTACTGCTCTACCGACTGAGCTAACCGTCCATATGTGTTGTAAGGTGAGAACATGACAGTGAGTCGATATACTATCAGCTATTCTTCCCATTCCGTGAGAGGTTCTCAAAATACATTTTTCTGCCGATGTTCCTCGCCCCAGGACTTCGCTGATAGACGGCCTGGGCACTTCACAAAGGGATACTCTTTGTATTTCCTTTACCTTACATATATATTATAACATATTTTTTTTTGAAAATCAAATATGTTATATTTACTTAGCTTCAAGACGGAGTTTTTTCGATCTTACGCTGCTCTACCAATCTAAGCTACACCCTTCATATCAGGGAACCGAAGTTCCCCTTAGTAGTCACCTACGCCACCTTGCCAGGTGAGGGAAGGGTGGTTGGACTCGAACCAACGACCTGCGGCACCACAAGCTAATCTTTGAATCGCTGTTACCGTCTTTTATGGAAAAGGTTGTGTATGGAGAAAGAAAGTGAACCGTGCATTTCGCTTTCTTTACCTTACATATATATTATAACATATTTTTTTTTGAAAGTCAAAAAGAATTTTTGACTTAGATTTCAGAGGCTCTTGCCTGAGTCTCTTCCTCTTCTTCCAAAATAAAGGAATGCTGCTCATATTCCTTAGATTCCAGGAAACTCTCTTCTACGATGCGTTCATTAGCGCCCTCGCCAGTAGTGACCAAACCCTTGGGGAACTCACCACCGAAGATTTCTTCGGAGAGATCAACCCAGGTGCCATAGGGATAGATAGCCTGGTCCACGTAACCCTCGGACAGCTCGCAGACCTCGTCGATATCATAAACACCGCCGCAACAGGCGCAGATGATAGTGTCGCCAAAAGCGATACCGGTAATCCAAGAGCCGGGTTCATCAATGTCATGGAACATGACCTGAGTAGGAGTATCAAAATGAGGCTTGTTCATAGTATCATTTCCTTTCTCAATCGTCTTTCTTTATCTTACATAAATATTATAACATATTTTTTTATAAAAATCAAGAAAGATTTTTTATCTAATTTTGTGGCAGGGCGACTAGGATTCGAACCTAGATACACAGTTTTGGAGACTGTAGTCCTAGCCGTTGAACGATCACCCTGTATTTCGTGCGGGCGTCCCCGCACTATCCGAGTCTTCAAGATTAGATGGCGTAAATCTCGGCTTCCATCTGAGCCTGCTTGACGAGTTGAGCCCACCAAGCATTCATCATCTTCTGGATCTTCTTCATTGAGAAAAACCCCCTTTTTCAATTTTATTTGGGAGGCAATGGGATATCGGCACTACCTCCAAAACTCAATTTACGAGTTTGATTTTCTCTAAAATATTTTAGATTCATAAGATAATCTCTTATCTTGTATATATATTATAACAAATTTTTTATAAAAAATCAAATTTGTCACAATTAGCGAAGTAATATTTTTGAAAAGTCTGTGAGATAAATTGGGCGTTTCCGCCCAAAGTATCACAGACCGAGACGCCGCATCAAATCATTGACGCGCTCTCTTTCCTCAGTAGTAATTTCTGCTGGCTGGAATGCTCCGGCCGCAACCACTACATTAGGAGCATCATCTTCAAAGTTGAAATCTCCAGTAGTGGGATTATCAGAAATTGCCACAGGAACCTTAGGACAGGTCAAAGACAGTGCAATTTGAATTCGCTCACCGTTTTCTGTCGCCCACACATACAGTTTTTTGTCGTAAGTTCCAATGAAATCAGAACCGAACGCTTCTTTTATTTTTTGTTCCACATTATTTTTTGCAATTTGCCCACGAGCCATATAAATTCTCCTTTTACACTAAAAATGTTTCTCCAAAAATCATTTCATAATTCATATTATCATATTCCCAATATGGAATTCGAACCAATGGAATATTATTTATAATAGCATAATTATTTTTTTCTGCATCTGATGCTTGAGTACGAGACAATTTACTACGCTCCCAATTACTTTCATGATAATGTTGTTCACCATCATACTCAACTAGACGAATAATTTTATTACTATTATCTAAAATGGCAAAATCAAAGCGTTTTTGACCTAAATTTTCTGGTTTATATTCTCTAATATAAGAAATATGATATTCTTCTAAAATATCAATAATTTTTTGTTCACCTTTTGAAATCCTAGAAAAACATCCACAGCTAGTTGTATTACCAGTTCGTAAGTCTGATCCACTAATTGATTTTATATTACCACATTCACATTTACAAATCCATTTTATACGACCAAAATTATCCCTTTCTGAGTCCATCTCAAGAACAGTAAGTTTACCGTAAACATTACCTTTTTCATCTTTAGCTAATGCTTCAAAAACTTTTTCATTTCTCAAGCAACCACAACTTTTCGTTGCTCCATTTTTGAGACTTAAACCAGCAATGGTTTTTATATTACCACATTCACATTTACAATCCCAGTATGGTCGTTTATGTCGTTTTGATGCTTCTATATTTTTTGATAAAACAGTAAGTCTATGATAGGTATTACCAACAAGATTTTCACCAGTTTTTGGCATAAAAATATCACTCTCCTTCTATCTTTTATGATTTTTCAGATAAAAAGATTGAAAATTTTTACCCAGAACTTTTTATCAAAAATATTTTTTATTCCTTCCGCCTTCATTCCTATTTTCGTAGCAATGAGGACATAAATATGTTTCAGTTTCTTCACAGTAAATCTTATCTGAGTTGTAATATATGTAATCACACTCTTCGCAGCGGAAACACTCTGTGTCATAACACTGTTGACAGATCAATTCTTCATTATCTCCAGCCACATATGCATCATCCACATACATACGACGACCGCAACAAGCGCAATGAGTATAATTTTCATTCTCTTCTACGCCATATGCCAACTCGCAATTATCACATCGCATTGTTTCTGAATTATCTACCCAGTCTTTGCCGCAATGTAGACAAGGCACAGAACCGCCCACTACAATGGGCTTTTCAATCAACTTTCTTACACCGCTTCGGCTCAAAGTATTATTGAAAATCGCATAATAAGGATAGCGATAACAAGTAGAACGAAGAATGTCATTATAATTACGAGCATATCTGCCTTCTACAACTACCTCTTGGAGTGGAGCTAAGAATCCGTTGACGATTACATACTGACAATTTAATGCCCGAGGATTGTCCTCAGGATTAGCATCATGCGGGACATAACTGTCGATATAGTCATCTTTCCAGTTGAAATACTTATAATAGCCGAATGGATGTTCTTGTTGAATCAGATTATTATAAATATTCAGTACGGTATCAATTCCACTTTTAGAGCTAAATGGATACTGGCGTCCCGCAAACATGATAGTGCTGTCTTCATGCTCATGAATCAACATACGCCACTTCTTAGAGTTCCACTTTACAGAACCAAAGTTAGGAAGTTCTGCTTCATCCATGCCTTTGAGATAAACCATAAAGGTAGTGCGGTCAGTCATATAACTCAGATTACCAGCACGATATTCTCCATCGAGGGCATGGCAACTGCGCCAGTTATATGTGTTCTCGCTACTGGACAGAAAATCCAAAGGATGAACTGAAAAACATAACTTACCCTTGATTTTATTCTCTTGGATAAGCTGGCTCGCTGCGTCCTGAATATTTCTCAGGGTTATGGGATTATGTTCAAAATACTTAAATGCCTTCAGTAGCTTCATTCCCTTTGGAATGTCACTACCTTCACATACATTTACAACTTTATTTTCAAAAAATCCATCCAGATTTTCATCAATAAACTCAGCCAAAACAGGATTATTGAAAGTATCATAAACCTGGGTAGCAAAATCAGCTGCCCGACATCTCTTTTCCTTTTCATCCAAAGTAAATTCAATGGGTTCCGGCCATTCATAAATCAAACCGCCGAATCTCTCAATAAACTTTTCCTTGGCAAGCTCCCAGTCGTGGAATAGAGCATCCACCTGGGGATCGGGAATTGATTGAGAATAACGAATTACTTCGCAGAACTGTTCTTTGATTCTGTCGATTTCTCGCATATTACCTCCGCACAAATCTTACAAATTTTCTTATCTTTGGCGGGGTCCTCAATCTCATATGCCTCGCCGCACAAATCGCACCATTCAACATTACCAACGATGCAATCGGGACAGTAGAACTTAGTCTTTCTATCAATGCCGATTACAGGGAATAATTCATATTCACTGTATAACTTTTTACATTTACCGCAATGCTGACCATACACTACAGCACTTCTCCACCAACTAGCAGAAGAGAATACCATTTCATCATACTCAAAATCCGGAATCTCAGTTTCACACAACATCTTCTGGACTTTCGCAATGGTATCATATAATGGAGCAATATGAAGAGTTTCTACTTCACTATGCTCATCTTCATAACCAACAGACAGATTGACACCACAAATATTCCACTGAGGCATCAAGAAGCTAATGTCAGAGAATGAACCATATGCTTCACAGAAGCCGAAGCTTTCAACGTAGTCATAGAAGTCTTCATTGAAGCACTCGTAAAATACACAATCGTTAGTACCATGACGATCTAACTGAATCATATATTTCAGATTGGGAATGGGGCAATCTCTGCTTCCCAATGCAGTTGCTCCTAAACCGCCTTTCTCTTCATCGGTAGTGAAAATAATGGCTGGCCGCAATCCACTCTGGATAATTTTCAAAATGGCAAAAATACCAGCTCGGTCATCGGCGCCAAGACCCTGTGGACTCCACAGAACGCCTTTTCGCTGGTCATAATATAAATCAGCTACGGGATTTTTGAACACAGTATCCATATGAGCGACCAGCGCAATTGGAATATCTCCAATAGCAACGATATAATCTTTCGTAACGATTACTTTCTCATACTTCTCTTTTAGGTATTGTGCCATAGCCTGGTGCAATCCTTTTTGTGTCAACGATACTAAGCGTTCAAATAATCTATAATCTTGATTACTTAGGACTCGCACAAAGTATCCTCCTTCTTTTCTTTATATTATATTATACCATTTTTTTTATTTATTGTCAATTGCGGACTCTTTGATGCGCTCACCGTGGACTTTACGCAACTGATCGGCAAACCGTAGTGCGCTTTCGCACAAATGGCAAGTGCCGGTCTCCATGCAGCGCTGGCCGCAATTCACACGACGAGGACCAAGATCTTCAACAATGGCACGATTATCCACATTGAAGTTCAATTCGCTCAACAACAAATTCAAATTGCCAGGCCAAATACCTTTCTGATAAACTTCCAAAAGAACTTCTTCAGTCTTGAGCTTATCATCCTTATTGTAGAACTCCATCACTTCAATGAAATCCTCATAATGCTTTACATCTTCTGGACGAATCCAAGGACCGCAGAAGTTCGGAGCATCGGTCATATGGGTCAGATAACTGGGAACAGCCAAGTTAGGAGTGAAACGAATCGGAGTCTTAGTGATTTTCTTCACCTGCGCCAACTCAAAGCACAAAGGTGCGCCAAGCACAATGTAACAAGGGTTCATCGCAATGATCCAACGCAACTCATAATAAGTTGTGATTGGGAAAGGCCAGAACCATTTGACGCCAGCTTCATCCATTTCCTTTGCCATATGTAAGTTGCTGATAGCTACACAGAATTGTGGGAACTTCTCCTGATACATCTCCCAGGTCTTTTTCTCGATCGGGGCAATTTGACTGTCAACTTCTAAAATAATTCTTTTATCTGGAATTTGTTCAACAAAATCCATAATGCGGTCTCTGTCACGATAGGCGACCCGCACTTCATCAGCCTGCTTTAGAATAGAATAAGGCTGACGACCTGATACACAGTATTTCACTTATATCATCTCCTTTATAATAATTATATCAATTTTTTTCTTCTTTTTCAACTTTTGGAGGAAAAAATTTCTAAGTCGACTTTTCGTTTGGGGCTGTCGGTTCATGCGCCCAGGGCCGGCCGG